AATCATGATCTGGTTCTGGAAAAACTTGTATTAATTCCATTTTAAGAGCTCTAGAATTCTCTCTAGCTGGATCCTCTGGCAACGGATCTGTAGGAGGGGGCATTAAAATGTCAATTTCTCTTACTCCTATAGCCTCATACACCCTTCTAAAAGCTTCTCTTATGTTATGAATTTGAGGATTTGCCATTGCAAACTGTAATTGCGTGTTTGCAAGTGTAAATCTTTGCGACATAGAAAAAATATTTGGGTCAGCTACTGGAATTATATCAACTTTGTCGTCAAAATCTGTTAATTTTACCATTCTATCAGCACCATAAACTGCGTAAGGGTACACTGGTGGTAAATAAGTTGCAAAAACATCTGCTAAAAGTGAAAATTCTTGTTTCATAGAGTAATAAATTCTCTTATGTATAGCACTCATAACTCTTGAACCTCGTTCTAACAGTGCGATTGTTGTGCCAACGGCTCTATTAGTAGCATCTTCACCTAATTGCATATCAGCTATTGAAGCAAAACGTTGTCCTGCTTGAACAACAAATCCTAAAAGTTGAAATAAAGTTGGACTAGGTTCTTTAAATGGTAATAATTGAAATTGATCTTTAATATTTCCACCAGGAGCATCTACATCTCTAAACTCACCTGGCTGAAAAGGTTGATCATCGTCTCTAATTCTTATTCCTCTTGATTTAAATCCAGCTGGTAAATTGGCTAAAGTTCCCGCGTCTAACAATTGTCGTAAAGCAGAAGTTGCAGTTCTAGATAATCCTCCTATCATATGAATCAAACCAAAACCATAAAATCCTAAACCTGGTAAAAATTTATAATGAACAAAATATTCTATTCTTTGTTTCGTTTCATCTTCGGGATCAAAGTTTCTAATAATTGATAAAACTTTTTGTGATCCCTCATCTATGGTAACAATGTAAGGAATCTTAATATTTTTATTATTTTTATCACCTTCATATTCAAATTCTTCTAAATCTAAATCAACCATCTATCTCTCTAATTTTTTGTTCAAGTTCACTTTCATCTGGTCGTCTAACTTTTAAGTCTATATCTAAATATATTTCTGCTTTTTGTTTTTTTAATACTTCATTTTTACTCATTTTTATTAAATGTGTAATTCTTTCACAATCGGACAAATCACTTGCATAGTAAGGCACAACAATATCTTCTGCGGGCACAAATTTTGATACTGCTCTTTGCATAATTTCATCAAAATAAACTTTTTTAAATGTAGATCCAGAAAGCGGTAAATAAAATAACATTTGATCAAAGTCTGGTGTATATTCTTGCATCTCGTCCACGATCATATAATTCATAAAATCTTCCACTCGTTTGGCTTGTTCATCTATTTGTTTGTTTGTTGCACCAACAACTTGTGCTCTTACAGGTCCAGAGGGAGGTAATAATTCTTTGTAAGCTTGTGCTTGAAATTGAGTTACTGATTCAGCTAATAATGGGTGTGTGACACCCGTTGCACCTTGAAATGGACGAGTTTGATCTTGATACTTAAAGCCAAGTAAATCTAGACCTTGCGTATAGGTCTGTTCCCAATCTGCTCTAGAAACTTTATCTTTTTTATAGTCTGTAATTAATTGATTAGAGATTCTTGTTAGGACTCTTTCATCCATATCTTTAGCGAGGTTTGCATAAAAATCTTCTTCAACAACTTCCTCCTCTACTTCAGCTCCTGGCTCCTCTATCTCGATATTAACCTCTTGTTCTTCTATTGGTTCTTCAATATCTTGATTATTTTTATCAATTTCCGCCATGAGTTTATTAAGTTATATGCCAACTTACTATATCACGCAAATATATTTACGACTAGACCGCCCTCACTTTTATATAATTTAAAAGGCGCTGTTTTCATTTCTGGTGTTATTCTAATTCCAAAAGCATCGTAATATAGCCTAGGATCTGTTTTACTCATTTCTATTACTTCCGTTTTTGCTTTAAAACCATAATCAAATTCTTTAGATGCAAATAAAGCCTCGTCTTGTGTTTTAAAAGCTCCAACATGTTCAAAGTCATCTTTACCGAGTCCTAAAGAGATTCTTCGAGTAGACTTAGGAACAGTCTCTCCTTCCGTTAATACTACTTTAAACGGTTTATCTGGATCTGATTTAGAAATTCTTATAGTTTTTACTTCTGAATTATATTGTTTAGCTAAATCAATAAATCTTTTTGGTAAAACAGCGTTTAATTGTCCTTTACCAAAAGTTGCCTTACCTTTGGCGTTACCATAAAATTCTAAATTTCCTAACATAGCTGTGCCAGTGGATTCTCTTTTAGCAACATGCAATCTTTCTACTGGATTTATAGCTAACCAGTTCATATTTTTATTTGCGGCTTCTTTTAAAACATGTTTTACAGCATGATCTCCCCACGACGATCTATCAAGAAAAGGCATGTAAGGTGCCTTACCATCGTCTACAAATTTTTTACTAAGGTTTACAATATTAGATAAATTTACAGTTTTATCTCTTAATTCGTTAAACTCTTCTCTAAATTTATAAAAATCTATTCTGTCTTTTTCCGTCATATTTATTCCCTTATCAGAAATTTTTTTCATTTTATCTGCTAATACGTCTAATTTAAAAACTTCGGCAGCAAACTTTTTTTCTTGACCAAAAGTATTTTGCCCTCTTACTTCTAAACCAGATTTATTAATTTTTTGTTGAACATCAGATTGTATTTCATCTATAGAAAAAACTTTTTTATTATTCCCGCCCTCTAATGTTCTTTGACCATACCTTACAAAATATAATTGATTATTAAAGGGTCTTGCTTGAAAATTATCATAGTGTCTTGAGTATTCACTTTGAGCTTTAGGACCTTTACCAAAAGGAACTCTTTGAAGGTATGCAACATCTTCGTAAAATTTCTCTGCTCCATAATATCTGTATTGATTTTGATTTGCATATCTAGGCACTAGATCTTCTTCGAATATTTTTTTGTATTGGCTTTTCATTCCAGATAATTTTAATTCTAAATTTCTAATATCGGCCATGTCAGCATTTGTATTTAATTTATTTTTTTTTAAAGTGCTTGTTATGCCAGAAAATTCTTGAAACACTTCATTTATTCGCGAATTTAAAAATCTTGGCTCTGGTGTTTTTGCTTTAAAATATTCCAATTTTGCTAATAAACCAGTTAATGCATTTCTAACTTCACCTAATGATAAGTAACTTTCTTTTGCTATTGGGTCTAAGTTTGGAGTTCCTGCTAACATAGTTGGATTTTGAGCAAGGACACTGTCTTTTTTTTGTACTATTTTTTTTGCTAAATTATCTGCAACCTTATACAAATCGATAGCCTCATCATCCATATCTATTGCAAATCTTCTAAATTTAATATTTGGAGCTGGTGAATTTTTTACTAAATCTAATAAATCTGTTTTTGAGACCAGTAATTTTAAATCTTTTGCCTCTTTTAAAAAACCACCAGTGAGTTCAATAATCTCTTTACCACCCTTACCTTTTGCATCAGCACCTACAAGACTTATTTTAAAATTAGCTATATTTGAATCAGCTAATTCCTCTCTTGAAACTCCCATCTTTACGTCTTTTACAGTTGGATTTGGAGATTTAAAATTTGAAATTCTTTGTGTGTTAGAAAATTCCTTAATCCAATATTCTGCTGGCATTGGTTTATTGGTAGGATTTTGTGCTACAAAATCATACAATGCAGATCCAAATCTTCTATCTTTCTCTCCTCCCATTGTTAAAGGATTTTGTATACTTGCAATTTTAGTTTCGTTTACCTTATCTAAATATTGTCTAATCAATTTAGTTGACACAGATTCTGTAGTTTCTATTCCTCTTTCTTGTTTTGTAGGCAGTGCTATTTTTAAAATATCTACGTCATCAATAGCTTGAGGCTCAACAATCCTTGTATCCGTGATCCGTGATTCTTTTGGAACTTTCTTTTCAATATTGGCTACTCTAGAAATATATTTTGCAAAAGGCACACGGCTCAAACCATACGCACCAAGTGCTCCACCTGCTAGTAATGCTATACCTTCTGCTGGAGTTATTTTAGTTGATTCAACTTCTTGAGGGACTTGCTGTTTAACACCTAGTAATTGATTTACAACGGAATTGTCGCTTGCCATATGTCCTCATTCTACAGTAAATCTTTGATATAATCTTTACCCTTACCTACCATCAATCCGCCAGTCGATTTTTTAGATTTTTTGATGGAATCAATATAACTTCTATAAACACCAGCAGATGAGGCTTTACCCATTACACCTGCTCGTTGCTCCATAGCAATTGCAGCTTGAACTTTATGTGCGTGAGGTTTACCACTTGCTTTAATTTTTGCAACACTCTTCCTAGCA